CATCCTGCAAAACGCCCTGGACATCCCAAGCGGGCGTTGGGACCGCAGCGCGCAGATGAGGATTGCCTCATGTCTCAAGGCGCTCGGATGGCGTCGCAGCTACCGGAGAAACGGCGATAGGCGGTATTGGGGATACATCAGGTCTGAACCAACGGCCCAGATTGGTTTCAACCTTTGAGCGAAATCGACAATCCGGACGGCTGGTTTGGCGATGGTTCCATGGTTTAGACCTTACCCCCCCATTTCCCAGATCCTATAAGGATTATTAATACTATAGTAATAGGTTGGAACCAATGGAACCAATGGAACCAAGAGAGATAAGACATTGATCCGAGTCGCAAATAGTCGGTTCCAACCATGGTTAATTCTGGTTAACCAGTTGAAACCAAAGCCTCGATGGTTGCGTAGGACGTCGCCGCGCGCCTACTCTCCCACTGACCACAGAAATAGGTTGATTCGCATTTGAAAGCGCATTTCACCAGTGAAAACCAGCAGGACAGCAGCGCCAATCGGCTGTATCTCGTTTGCTCGGCGCATCCAGCGATCGAGCATGCGTTTTTGTTAGCCACTCGCCCTCATGGCAATTCGCGCTACTACTGCGCGTCTAACTGCCGTTGCCTCAACTGCCAGTGTGCCGAGAAGGCTCGTGAGCTTCGCGGCAAGTGGTTCGGAGAGCATGCCGCTTGCGGAGTAGATAGTTTCCAACTCGCATTCGCAAAGCCGCAAGGATGGGATGTATCTCCGCCAGCGCAAGACACGACGTCAGGCGCTATTCGGTTGGTGCTAGCTAGCAGCATGAACGGTAAGCACTGATGGAACAGCAGCCGCAAGAGCCGCCCGTAGGCGAATACGTATTCAACTCCGGCCGCGACACGCCTGAGAATCGCGCCGAGGCTGAGGAGATCCTGCGCAGCGCTGGCTGTAAGCGCATGAGGCATGAGCCGCTGGACGATGGCAGGCTTGTCACGCACGGGTATCTACGCGCGTCATGACCCAATACCTCGCAGACTCGCCTTCGCAGGTGCGCATGATGCACGACCACATCCTGGTCAAGCCGCTTCAGTGGCAGCCGTCCACCATCCTCGAAGTAGTTAGGCACGGGCGTCCACTGCGCGGGCAAGTGATGCGCGTCGGTCGCGGCCGCAATCCGATGAAGTACAAGGCTGGCCCCAAAGGACCCAAGTCGCTGATGGATTACTCCAAGCATTTCAGACCTACCGAAGTGCGCGAGGGCGATGTGGTGGAGCTCGGCGGCTTGAATGCATTCGACGGCGCCGGGTATCAGTTCACCGAAGTGATCGTGGGAGCGGAAACCATGCTGATCTGTTCAGAACGTGACGTGGCATTCGTGCATGAGCAACGTTGAGACGCGTTTTAAGCCTGGCGTCGCGCAGAATCCAGGCGGCAAGCCCGTAGGCGCGCGCAATCGCATCACGGCGCACTTCCTGAACGCTCTGGCCGATCACTTCGCGAAGCACGGCAAGGGAGCTATCCAGCGCGCATGCGATGAAGATCCCGTTGGGTATCTGAAGGTCATCGGCGCGCTGATGCCCAAGCAGATCGAGGTCACGCGACCGCTTGAAGGACTGACCGATGATGAACTTGCTGCCATTGCTGAACAAATCCGATCCGCGCTTGATTCTCCAGGCCGTGGACCAGGAACTCAGCCTGCGCAAGAGCCATCGAAAGCTAACTGAGTATGTACCGTATGAGCGCCAGCTAGCCTTTCACGCCGCTGGGCGACACTTCCGCGAACGATTGCTGATGGCCGGCAACCAGCTCGGTAAGACGCTATGCGCTGGTGCCGAGACCGCGATGCATGCCACGGGGCGCTATCCCGATGGCTGGCCAGGACTCGTGAAAACATCCCCATTCGCCTGCTGGGTGTCAGGCGTCACCGGCGAGTCCACGCGTGACAACCCACAGCGCATCCTCTACGGACCTCTGGGCTCGCCTGGCACCGGCATGATCCCCAAGGACGCCATCAAGGATGTGAGCCCGCGACGAGGCCTTGCCGATGCGCTCGATACGATGGTTGTTAGGTTCGGTGGCGGTGGCGATGTACAAGCCGGCGATACGCTCATCGGCTTCAAGTCATACGACCAAGGCCGCGAGAAGTGGCAGGGGCCAACTCTTGGGCTTGTGTGGATGGACGAGGAGCCGCCAGAAGACATTTACACCGAAGGGCTGACGCGCACGAACGTGGGGCTGTGCCCGATCTTCATCACATTCACGCCGCTGCAAGGCATGTCCAACGTGGTCAAGCGCTTCGTGTTGGACAAGAGCCCAGGCACGCACGTTACGCAGATGACCATCGATGATGTTGGCCATTACACGCCAGAGCAACGCGCCGCTATCATTGCCAGCTACCCGCTCTTTGAGCGAGAGTCGCGCACCAAAGGCATCCCTCAACTCGGATCTGGCCGCGTGTTCCCCATCGATGAAGACGAAATCCGATGCAATCCGATGCCGATTCCTGCGCATTGGCCACAGATCGCAGCGCTTGATTTCGGCTGGGATCACCCATCGGCCGGCGTGAGGCTCGCATGGGACCGCGACTCGGACTGCCTCTACGTCATTGCGGCGCATCGAAAGCGGGAGCAGACTCCGGCGATGTTCGCCGCCTCCGTGCGGCCGTGGGGAGAGTGGTTACCGTGGGCTTGGCCGCATGATGGTTTGCAGCACGATAAGGGATCAGGCGAGCAGCTTGCCGCGCAGTACCGTGCTCAAGGCCTTCGTATGCTCCCGCAGCGTGCGACATTCGAGGATGGCTCATTCGGTGTGGAAGCGGGCGTCGCCGACATGTTTGACCGCATGCAGACAGGACGCCTCCGCGTGTTCTCGCACCTGGCCGACTGGTTTGAAGAGTTTCGCCTCTACCATCGCAAAGACGGGCTCATCGTGAAGGCCGGCGATGACCTGATGGCCGCTACTCGCTACGGCATCATGATGCGCCGGCATGCGGTGCTACAGAACAAACCCGCGCCTGCAACTCCGCAGCGCGGATATAACAACGGCAATGCTGCCTGGATGGGATGACGATGGCACCTGCATTTGCTACTGATCCAGCGGCCCCGCCTGATCTCGTCGATCAGCTGCGAGAGCTCGAACAGACCGCCAAGCGTGCGGACCTTACCGAAGTGCGCAGCGCACTCATCGCCGCCGCTGTCGAGATTGAGCACTGGCGAGCGATCGCCACCACTGCTGCCGAGCGTCTCGAGGAAGCAAGCCGCGCACGTATCGGCACGATGGACAGCCAGTCACGCGTCGATGCGGTCACACGACAAGTGCAAGGCACGCTGACTCAGGTGGCCGGTGACTTGCGGTTGAAGCTCGCCGAATGACCCCTGAGGACTTCGACAAGGACGCGATGAGCGATGAGGGCATCTGGCGCGAATGCGCCGAGCGCTTACGTATCGCGACTGCTGCGGAGTCCGAGAACCGCATCAAGGGCATCGATGCGCTGAAGTTCCGGTGGGGCGATCAGTGGGATGCGGACATCCGCAATAATCGCAAGATCGAAGGCAGGCCTGCGCTCACGATCAATCACACAAACACCATCGTCAGTCGGCTGGAGAACACGCTCCGCCAGCAGCGCCCGCGCATCAAGTGCCACCCGGTGGGCGATGGCGCCGACATCGACACCGCAGGCGTGGTCAACGGCCTCATCCGTCACATCGAGACGATCAGTAATGCAAGCGTGGCGTATGACACCGGCGTCATCTCAGCGCTCAACATCGGCTGGGGCTACTGGCGCATCGTCAGCAAGTACCTGTGGGAGATGGGCGACGACAAGGCCGACATCAACGATCAGGAGTTGATGATCCGCTCAATCTGCAACGCGTTCACGGTGTACATGGACCCCTCCGCCACCTCCCCCGATGGCCGCGACATGGGCTGGTGCATCATCAGCGAGACCATGAAACGCGCCGAATACAAGCGCAAATATCCGAAGGCTGAGAACGTCGAGTGGCGCTACGTCGATGCGCCTGGCGACATGACGCTCGACTGGGAATCGAAGGAGGAAGTGCGCCTCGCCGAGTATTACCGCATCCACGAGGTGCGCGACACGCTCTGCAAGATGAACGACGGGTCGGTGAAGCTCAAGAGCGAGCTCCCCGACAAGGGTCTGATGGAAGCCATCGACTATGGCATCGCGCTCGACAGACAAGGCAAGCCAATCACGCGCCCCACGTCTCGTCGTGTGGTCGAGTGGTTTCGCCTGAACGGGCGCACCATAGTAGATAGGCGCATCGA